ACTATTTAAGACGTAGAGGTTACAGAGGATATTCTATGAACAGACCTGATAAAGTTTATAACAAACTATCAGTTACAGAAAAAGAAATAGGTGGTATACCTAATTCAAGTGAAGATATTAAGCAAGCGCATGCCGCTGCTATAGAAAGTTATATTGAAAATTACGTAGGACAATTGGGTGATAGCTATGGTGATATGTATTTTCAAAGAACATTAGAAGACTGGGCTAAATTTGATATTAATAATAGAACTAAATTTGATGCATCAATAAGTTCTGGTTTAGCTTTAATGGCATGTAATAAAAACCTATATAAACCAACTCAAGAAAGAAAAATAAAATCAATAAACCTTGGTATTAAAAAATATGATAACAAAGGTGTTAGATCACAAATAATATAAGAATGATTAATAAAGGTATTAAAACTGCTTTTCCTAGCCAAGCTGTTAGTGATATAGAAAAGATGACGTTAGAATATGGTTCTAAGGTTGGTAAAGCCATAGAGCACGAGTGGTTTAATAATAGTGGGTCTTATAATAGATATGGTAAGTTTAAAGAATCATTTCATAATTTAAGATTATACGCTAGAGGAGAGCAATCTATTAAAAAATATAAAGATGAATTATCTATTAATGGTGATTTATCTTACCTTAATTTAGACTGGAAACCAGTACCTATTATACCTAAGTTTGTAGATATACTTGTAAATGGTATGGCTGATAGGTCATATGATATTAGAGCTTATTCTCAAGATCCTTTTTCTATAAAGAAAAGAACTGATTATATTGAAGATATGATTAATGATATGATGGGTAGAGATTTTAAAAATGAAGTAAAAAACGTTTTTGGGATAGATACTTTTAATAATGATCAATCAAAAATACCAGAATCTCAAGAAGAATTAAACCTACACATGCAGCTTAATTATAAGCAAAGTATTGAAGTTGCTGAAGAAGAAGCTATTAATAGTATATTTGATAAAAACAAATATGAATTAATAAGAGATAGATTTAATTATGATCTAGCTGTTATAGGTATGGGAGCTGTAAAAAGTTCTTTTAATAAAGCTGAAGGTATAAAAGTTGAATATGTAGATCCTGCTGATTTAGTTTATTCACCTACAGAATCACCTTATTTTGATGATATATATTATATTGGAGAAGTAAAAGAAATATATGTTAATGAACTTAAAAAACAATTTCCTGAATTAACAGATGAAGAGTTAGAAGAATATAGAGGTTATAGTGGTTCTTATACAAATAATTCTGGATATAAAGGTAAATCTGAAGATAACAATGTGATTAAAGTTTTGTATTTTGAATATAAAACTTATATGAATCAAGTTTATAAAATAAAAAATACTGCAACTGGTGGTAAAAGAGCTTTAGAGAAAAATGATACTTTTAATCCTCCCTCTAATGAAGATTTTGAAAGAGTAGATAGAGCAATAGAAGTTGTATACGAAGGTGTAAAAATAATAGGTAGTGGTGAAAAATTATTAAAGTGGGAGTTAAAGAAAAATATGATGCGACCAAAAGCTGACACTACTAAAGCTGTTATGAGTTATGCTATTGTGGCTCCTAGAATATATCAAGGAAGAGTAGAATCTCTTGTAAGTAGAGTAACTGGTTTTGCTGACATGATTCAATTAACTCATTTAAAGCTACAACAAGTATTGTCTAAAATGGTACCAGATGGTGTTTATTTAGATGCTGATGCTTTAGCTGAAATAGATTTAGGTAATGGCACTAACTACAACCCACAAGAAGCACTTAACATGTACTTTCAAACAGGTAGTGTTATTGGTAGATCAATGAATCAAGACGGTGATTTTAACAGAGGTACTACACCTGTTTCAGAATTAAATACTAGCGCAAAAGGTGGTAAGATACAAAGTTTAATACAAACTTATAATTACTATTTACAAATGATGCGTGATGTAACAGGATTAAATGAAGCAAGAGATGGTAGTATGCCTGATAGTAATGCTTTAGTTGGTTTACAAAAACTAGCAGCTGCAAATAGTAATACAGCGACAAGACACGTGTTAAGCTCTAGTTTATATTTAACTTTATCAATGGCTGAGTGTATCGCTATGAGAGTTTCTGATGTTATTGAGTACTCACCAACTAGAGAATCATTTATAAAATCATTAGGTAAATTTAACGTAGCTACGTTAGAAGAAATGTCAAACTTACACCTACATGATTTTGGTATATTCTTACAATTAGCTCCTGATGAAGAAGAAAAACAATTATTAGAAAATAATATACAAGTAGCATTACAGTCACAGCAAATAAATCTTGATGATGCTATTGATATTAGAGAAGTTAAAAACTTAAAACTAGCTAATCAACTACTTAAAATAAGAAGAATTAAAAAACAAGTTGATGACCAAGCGTTTAAAGAAAGAAATATAAGAGTACAAGCTGAAGCTAATGCCGCTGCATCAGAAAGATCAGCTGCTGCTGAAATGCAAAAGCAACAAGCGTTAACTCAATCTAAAGTACAAATAGAACAATCTAAGTCTCAGTTTGAAATACAAAAAATGGAAAGAGAAGCTGCTATTAAAAAAGAATTAATGGAGTTAGAGTTTCAAATGAATTTAAAGTTAAGACAAGCTGAAGTAGATAACGTTAAACAAAGAGAAAAAGAAAAAGAAGATCGTAAAGACGAAAGAACTAAGATACAAGCAACTCAACAAAGCGAGTTAATTGATCAAAGAAAAAAAGACACTGGACCTAAGAGTTTTGAATCTGCTGGATTTGACAACTTAGATGGTTTTGGCCTAGAGCAATTTGAACCTAGGTAATTTACTAATTATATAATATTATATCATGGAAAACACTGAAAAACAAGAAGAAGTTATTCAAGAGGTGGAAACACAAGATCAACCTGTTGAAGAACAAAAACCTGTTGAAGAAAAAATTTCTTACAAGGAGGTTAAAAAGGATGGAACTATTAAAATAGATTTATCAAAATTAAAAAAATTTCAAGAACAAAATGAGTCCACTGAAGAGCAGAGCACAGATGAGGTACCTGTTCGCGACGAATCCAACGTTAGCGAAGAAGTTCCTGAAGAAAACAAAGAAGAGCAAGTTAAAGAGCTTGCCCAACAAAGTGAAACGCAAGAAGAAGTAATTCTTGAAGAAGTAACACAAGAAGAAATAGCTGATACTAAAAACGTTGAAGCACAGACAATAGTTGAACAACCAGTTGAAGAAAAACAAATAGAACCACAAGTTGTAGTTCCAGAAAACTTACAAGATTTAGTTAAGTTTATGGAAGAAACAGGTGGTAGTTTAGAAGATTATACTAGACTAAACGCTGATTATTCAAATATTGACAATGATACTTTAATAATAGAGTATTATAAAAATACTAAGCCTCATTTAAATATGGAAGAAATTAACTTCTTAATTGAAGATAACTTTCAGTTTGATGAGGATATTGATGAGCCAAGAGATATAAAAAAGAAAAAATTGGCTTTCAAAGAAGAAATTGCAAGAGCTAAAAAGCATCTTACTGGTTTAAAAGATCAATACTACAAGGAAGTCAAGTTGGGTTCCAAGTTGACTAGAGAACAACAAGAAGCAGTTAGTTTTTACAATAAATACAGCCAAGAGCAAGAGACTTTAGGTAAAGCTCAAAAAGCTAGTGCAGAACATTTTAAAAACGCAACTGATAATGTTTTTAACCAAAATTTCAAAGGTTTTGATTTTAACGTAGGCGAAAAGACGTATAGGTTTAAAGTAAGTGATGTTCAAAGCACAAGACAGTATCAAAGTGATATTTTAAATTTCGTATCGGAGTACGTTGACGAAAATAATATGATGAATGATGCTAAAGGTTACCACAAAGCTCTGTATGCTGCAAAGAACATTGACAAAATTGTAAAGCATTTTTACGATCAAGGAAAAGCCGATGCTATAAAAGAGACTACAATGAAAGCTAAAAACATTGATATGTCTCCAAGATCAGCTACTCCTACAGTAGATGCTTCAGGATTTAAAGTTAAAGTTTTAAGTGGTGATGATAGCTCTAGGTTGAAATTTAAAATTAGAAATAAATAACAACTTAAAATTTAAACAAAATGGGATTTAATACGTCTTTAGGATTAGGAGGATCATTTTCTCTAACTCCTCAGCCTTCCCCAACTGTAAGTGATAACAATTATATTGACTTCACGGCTTCGGCTACTGCTGGATGGGCACAACAATACTTACCTGAATTGTACGAACAAGAAATCGAAAGATACGGAAATCGTTCAATTAGTGGATTCCTTCAAATGGTAGGGGCTGAAATGCCTATGGAATCTGATCAAGTTATTTGGTCTGAGCAAAACAGACTTCACATTGCTTATAAAAGTTCTGGCGCTGCTGGATCTACTACTAGTATAGAAGTTGAGGTTAAAGGTAATAGCACGGTGTCTTTAGGATCTGCTAATACTAACTCTCTTAGAGTTGGTAATACAGTTATCGTTACTGATGCTGCTACTGGGCTTAAAACTGTACAATGTTATGTTTCAACTTCAACTGGAGTTGCAAGTGACGCTGGTACTGTTGATGCTACTTTATTACCTTATAAATTTGCTAGTCTAGATACTGCTGGATTTGAAAACAACGAGCAATTAAATATATTTGTATATGGTTCTGAATTTGCAAAAGGTTCTGCTTCTATGGTAGGAGAACTTAAGCCTCAGTTCCAACAGTACAACAATAGACCAATTATCATTAAAGATCACTTTAAGATTTCTGGTTCTGATACTGCTCAAATCGGATGGGTTGAAAGTAGCGACGAAGCTGGTAACGTAGGTTACTCTTGGTACTTAAAATCTGCTGGTGAAACTAGAATGAGATTCGAAGATTATCTTGAAACTTCAATGGTTGAATCTGTATTAGGTATCGAAGGAACTTCTGTTGCTGATACTGCTATCGCTGATACTGGTGATAAGTTTGGTACTGAAGGTCTTTTTGCTGCTATTGAAACAAGAGGTAATGTATTTGAAGATTTAGCTTCTTTAGCTGACTTTGATTTATTACTTAAAAATCTTGATAAGCAAGGTGCAATTGAAGAAAACATGCTTTACGTAAATAGATCTTTAGCTCTTACAATCGATGATATGGTTGCTGGGTTAAACTCTAACTACCAAGGTGGTGCTTCTTTCGGAGTATTTGAAAACTCTGCTGATATGGCGCTTAACTTAGGTTTCTCTGGATTTAGAAGAGGTTCTTATGACTTCTATAAGTCTGACTGGAAATACCTAAACGATGCTGCTGCAAGAGGTGGATTTGGTGATGTTTCAGGATGTTTAATTCCTGCTGGAACTTCTAGTGTTTATGACCA